TATTGTCTCCGGGAAGGGCACGGTGCATCATACCGGCGCACCCCCCTGCCCCGGTACAGCCCCCTGTGCCGGTGGTTGTTCCCCTTGTGCCGGGGGATGAGCCGCCTGCGCCTGTTGCGCCGCGGCCTGCTGCACCTGCTGCGCTATCTGCGGTACCACGTTCGCAATACTCGGGTGCTGCAAGATCATCTGCATCATCTGCATCTGCTGCTGCATCTGCTGCATCTGCTGCGTCATCTGCCCCATCACGTTCGGATTCGTCATCAACTGGCTGTGGTCCTTGAACCCCCAGCCCTCAAGCAGCTTCACCATGATGGCGTAGATATTGTCCGGCGTCATAACCTGCGCCTGCGCCAAACCCGGAGCCATCTGGATAAGCTGAATCATCTGCTGCTGCACGACCTCCTGCTTGCTCGCCGAAATGCCGACGGACACCAGAATGTCGAACTGCCCCGACACGTCGTCCTTGTTGATCACGATAGGCTCCCCGTACAGCCGCACGACGAACTCGTCGCGCACGAACTGCCGGTTCAACGAAAGCGCCTTGACGAAGAGGTTTCTTACGCCCGTCTCGGCGAAAAGCCTTGCAATCAGCTCGATGCGCTGCTGGCTCGCCCCCATTATTGCTGTAATTCCCGTGGCAGTCTTATTCAAACTACGACTATCTAACCCCTGATTATAACGGGTTATACCGGTACGCTGCTCCAACTGCGTCTGCTCGAACTCCAGCGCCATGAATCCGGCCTGCTGCAACGGAGGGGGCGTCAGAGGGCGCACTGCCCCCGGCATGTCGGTACGGACGACGCCGCCCGGACGCGGGTTCACCAGCGACTCCATCTCCACTCCGGCCCCGCGCTGCACCTCCCACATCCCGTTGTTCTGCCACGAAATGTTGTCGAGTATCTGCCTGCGAAGGCTCGTCTTCGTTTCCTGGAACTCCTTCACCATGTCGGCGAAGCCGATCCCCTCGAACTTGTGCACATCGAGAACAGGACGAAGCACCTCGAACGGCGGCTCCCCGTGATCGTAAGGGTTCCGCTCAAGACGAATCACAACGTCGTTCGCAACGGTGATGACGTGCGGCGTCAGCCGTCCACTCCCGTCCGGATCGAACAGCCCCCACCACTCGTACAACTCCAGCGGACGACGCTTGTCCGCGTCCTCGATATTCTCCGTCATCGTCCACGGGTTCGTCCTGTCGTTCTCCGCGTTCCGGAAGCCCTTCTCCCTGTCGCTCCTGTCGCCGTCGCGCTGCGTGTTCCCCTTCTCGATGGCCTCTTCGACGTTGAAGTACACGCCCTCCGACTCCATTCGCCGCAGATAGTCGGGCGTCCGGAAAACTCTATGGATAACGAAGCGGGCGTCGCGCAACTCTTCCGCTTCGGGATCGTACAGAAAGTCCTCCGGCGGAATCACTTCGTACACCGGCCCCGAATAATCGAGAATCGCCCTCTTCCCCTCGACGTTGAAATACGTCGCGAGACGCGGCATCGACTCAACGGCCATGCGCACGGCCTCCGCCTTCTCGTCGTCAGGCATGTCCGGCGGCAACCCCATCACCGTCTGTTGCACAATCCGCTGCACCGACACTTCGTCCGGAGGAATCTCCACCCGCTCGAATCCGGTGATCTCTATCCCGTCCTCCGCCGAAAGTGCGTTGAAGTCGCTCTCCGACATCTCCGGCACGGAGAACGGCACATCGCGGAAGCGATCCTCCCACGATATTTTCGCCACGCCGAGACCGTAGATCAGGGCGTCCTTGAACCATTTATACGCCACGACGAATCCGTCTCCGCGCCGCGTGAACTGATAGTTCAGCAACGCGCTCACCCGCTCCGCCACGGTCTGATCTTCCGGCCCCACAGGCTCGCACGACACGATATCGCTGGAGAAGTAAATCCGCATCAGCGACGGCATGACCCACTCCACGGCGTCCATCACGTCGGAAGACACAACCTTGGAGCGGCCCGCCCTCTCGTTCCCCAGGGCGCGCCCCCGGTAGAACCGGTACGCCTCCTCGCGGAACGGAGCCAGCGTCTCCTGCAACTCCTCGGAAGCCTCGCGGTCGCCCTTCACCACCGCCAGCGCGCGCTCAAGGCGCTCCTCTTCCGACTCGGGCTCGTCCTTCCCCTCGGGGACGACCTCCGTGGACATCTCCATGATTTCAATCATCTCGTCGATAACACCCACCTCCTTTCGAGTGAGCTACCCAGCCTTAGAAAGGCTGGGCTTCCCGGTTCCGCGAGGCATGCGTCCCGCCGTTTGGCGAGTCCGTCTTACAACCTCTCCCCGGGCGTGAACTTCCGGCGGCTCCCGCCGTAGTTTCATGGAGCAGATTGATTGCGGCGTTTTCGTCGCGGTCATGGTGCGCGCCGCAGTTTCCGCACGTCCAGAACCGGTCGGCCAGCGCGAGGTCGCGATTGATACAACCGCAGACGCCGCAGGTTTTCGAGGACGGATAGAAACGGTCCGCGCGCACGACTCGCGACCCGTACCATTCCGCCTTGTATTCGCAAAAACGCCCGAACATGCCCCACCCGCTGTCCGATATGCTCTTCGCGAGTTTGCGATTCGCGAGCATCCCGCTGATGTTCAGGTCTTCCAGATGTATCGCGCCGTGCTCGGCGACGAGACGGCGGGAAAGCTTGTGCAGGAAGTCGCTCCGTTGGCGGGCGACGTGTTCATGTTGCCGCGCGACCAGCAGACGCGCCTTGTCGCGATTGGCGCCGCCCTTCTTCTTGCGCGACAGACGCTTTTGGAGCTTCTTCAACCGTCGCTCGGCGTGTTTCAGGTACTTGGGATGTTCGACCTTCTCGCCCGTCGACAGGACGGCGAAGTCCTTGAGTCCAAGGTCGACGCCTACGGACGGCTTGCCGTTGGGAGAAACATCCGCTTCCACCTCGCAGAGAACCGACGCGTAATACTCACCGCTCTTGGTTTTCGAGACGGTAAGACTTTTAGGCTTCCCCTCCAGCGGACGGTGGAGAACTATCTTCACCCATCCGACCTTGGGCAGATAGATGCGGTCGCCGTCGAACTTGAAGCGCTGCGGGTAGCGAATGGACTGACGTCCGTGCCGTTTTTTGAACCGAGGGAACCGGGCCCGGTCCTCGAAGAAGTTGACGAAGGCGCGGTTCAGATCCTCCACTTTCGCCTGCAGCACCTGACTGTCGGCCTCCTTGAGCCATTCATAGTCGGGCGAACGTTTCAATTCCGTCATCATCCGCTTGAGAGGATAGTAGCCGAGGTCCGTGCCGTGCTCCCTGTAGTGAGCGTTCCGCGTCGCCAGCGCCCAGTTGTAAACGAACCGGGCATGGCCGAACTGAACGGCCAGCCCGGCCTGTTGTTCCTTGTTCGGATACAGACGGTAGCGGAACGCTTTCCGGAACATCAGACGCCTCTCTGGTCGGCGATGTACCGCTGCACCGTGTCGAGAGTGACGGCCCCCACGGTCGAGATGAACTTGCTTCGCGTCCAGAGGGTCGGCAGCCGCTTCTTGAGCCACGGGTATTCCTCGCGCAGTTCGTGCGACGTATAGCCCTTTATCTTGGCGACGACGTTGTTGACGCCGACTCTGGGGTCGACGTCCAGGAGCAGATGGACGTGTTCCGGCATGATTTCCATGCTCATGACCGCGTAGCCGTACTCGTCCTGCTTTTCCAGTATCATTTCCTTCAGCCGCTTGGCGACCGCCTCTTCGAGTACGGGACGGCGGTACTTCGGACAGAAGATGACGTGGTACTGGCACGAGTAGACGATGCTGTGGTCGGTATGATACGGTTTCTCGGCTTGCTCCAGTCTCATGTCTATCCTCCCGATATGGTATGTGGCAACAATATACCACAATCATTATGTGTCGTCAAGAGTCCCAAGGACGGTCTGAAGCTGCTAAAGCGGATGAAGGGCTTATATCCCGGGGCTGAAGCACCCGGGGTTTACGCCCTATCTCCCTAAAACACATCCGCATCCGGATACTTGATAGGCTCGTCATGGGTATCGCTCCGTCCCTGTCCCGCCGCGATGTATCCGAGGCAGTCGATGATATGGCTGTAATCGTCCTTCACCGGGTCCTCGGTGTACCGCCCGCCGATCTCCCGCCGGTGGTATCCTCCCGCCAGCGCCGCGATCAACCACGCGCATCGCGGATCGACAAGCATCATCGGCGTTCCGTTCGGCGTCGTCGTCGTCATGAGCTTCCGTATCGCCTCGCTCCGCGCCACCGCCGACACCGGCCCCGGAAAGAGAACGAATCCGTATTCGAGCCGCAATAGCTGGAAGCACGTCTTTTCATCCGTCTGCGCCCGCTGCATCCCCGCTGGATCGGCGTAATCGACGAAACGTCCGCCGGGAAAGAGCGACAATGAATCCGCCTTCACCACGGCCCCGTGCGCGCGGATACCGCAGTCCCACGACTGAATCTCGTGAAAGATGCAGAGCTGTCCCGTCGGCCCCCACTGCGCGAACAGCGTCGCGGGCGACAAGCCGAAG